TCGGACCACACTCAATGAGTGGCAATCTAGTTGCTGACGCTTCTGCTGCTATCGGAGATACAACAATTACTGTTGACGATGGTAGTTTAATGCAAGTTGGTGACATACTAGAATTTGGAGACGCAACTAATGTACCTTCAACTGACGGTGCGCCTTCAGGATTTTACTATAAAGTAACAGCAATATCAACTCATACTCTAACGATTGCAAGATTTAATACTGCAACAGGCACTACAGAAACAGGCGGACTAAGACACGCTGTTGTTGATGATGCTAAAATTCTAAGACATTGGGAATATTTTTTCAACTTTTCAAACGCTCCAACAACAACAGATGATGTTCTTGCTGCTGGCGGTTCATTAGATGAAATGCATATTGCTGTTGTTGATGAAGATGGCGGAATCACAGGAGTTGTTGGAGAAATTCTAGAGACTTTTGAAAGTGTTTCACAGGCATTTGATGCTAAAACACCTCAAGGTTCTAGTAACTATTATCCAAATGTAATCTATAATCAATCTAAATTTATTTATTGGATAGATCATATCGCAACTTTATCAGACGGTGTTGCTAAAAAAGGCACAACTTTTGATAATACAGTTGGGGATGCATTTGTAGTATCTACTACTTCACTCGCAAGTGGAACAGATGACTTTGTTGCAACTAACGGAGAGATTGCTGCTGCATATGAGAAATTTAATGACACAGAAAATGTTGATTTAAGTTTACTATTATGTGGACCATCTCAAACAGGTGCTGACGCTACTGGCGACACAAAAGCAACTGCTGTTATGGATATCGCAACAGCAAGAAAAGACTGTGTTGCTTTCATATCACCTGCAAGATCAGATGTTGTTGATGTGTCTAACGCAATCACACAGACTAAAAATGTTAAAGACTTTGCTAATGGCTTACCTTCAACAAGTTATGCTGTGATTGATAGTGGATATAAGTATATGTACGACAGATACAATGATGTCTTTAGATTCGTTCCTTTGAACGGAGATATCGCTGGTCTTTGTGCTAGAACTGATAATATCGCAGACGCATGGTTCTCACCAGGCGGTTTCAATCGTGGACAAATTAGAGGTGCTGTTAAGTTAGCATTCAATCCTAACCAAACTCAAAGAGATGATTTATATAAGGCAAGAGTAAATCCTGTCACTTCATTTCCTGGTCAAGGGGTTGTATTGTTTGGCGACAAAACTGCTCAATCTAAACCAAGTGCATTTGATAGAATTAATGTAAGAAGATTGTTCATTGTTCTAGAAAAAGCGATTTCTACTGCATCTAAATTTCAACTCTTTGAGTTCAATGATGAATTTACAAGAGCACAATTTAGAAATCTTGTAGAACCGTTTTTAAGAGATGTACAAGGTAGACGAGGTATTACAGACTTTAGTGTTGTTTGTGACGATTCAAATAATACTGGAGATGTTATCGATAGAAACGAATTTAGGGCTGATATCTTTATCAAACCTGCTCGTTCTATTAACTTCATTCAACTTAACTTTATTGCTACTCGTTCAGGCGTTGCCTTTTCAGAAGTAGCAGGCGCATAGGAGGGATAAACAATGGCAAATATTAATGACTTTAAAGCCCGACTTAGAGGCGGTGGCGCAAGAGCCAATCAGTTCAAGGTAACTTTACCTTTTCCTGGTTACTCAGCGGTTGGTGGAGAAACGGCCGACTTAGCATTCTTATGTACTGCTACATCAATACCTGGAATGACACTTAGTACTGTTCAAGTTCCTTTCAGAGGTAGAGTACTAAATCTAGTCGGTGATAGAACATTTGGAGCATGGTCTATGACTGTGTTAAATGATACAGACTTCAAAATTTACAGAGGTCTAGAAAGATGGATGAACGGCATGAATAATATGACTGATAACGAGGGGTTAACTAATCCTTCAGATTATCAAGTTGATATATTCATTGACCATTTAGACAGAAACGGGGCTACTCTTAAATCTTATACATTAAGAGGTGCATTCCCAACTGCTCTAGATGATATCGCACTAAGTTATAGCACTAATAATGCTATTGAGGAGTTCGGTTGTTCATTTTCATATCAGTATTTTGAAACAGATACTACTACATAATAAATATAAGTTATAAGGAAAATATAATATGGTACAATTACTTGGCTTCCAAATAACAAGACAAACTGACGACAGAGAGAAACCGGCGGAGGCCAAACAGGCCTTCACGGTACCCTCTCCTGATGACGGTACAACAACTATATCTGCTGGCGGTTACTTTGGCCAATACTTGGATATGGAAGTTACTGCGAAGAACGATATTGATTTAATAAAAAGATATCGTGAGATTTCACAACATCCAGAGTGTGATATGGCAGTCGAAGATATTATCAACGAAGTTATAGTTTCAGATGAAAGAGACCAATCGGTTTCTGTCTCACTTGACAAACTAGCAATATCAGATAATATCAAAGCAAAGATCCGTGATGAGTTTGACGAGGTTATGAAACTATTAAACTTTGATGAAAAAGGACACGACATATTTAAAAGATGGTATGTTGATGGTCGTATTTACTTTCATAAGGTAATCGATCCTAAAAGTCCACGAAAAGGATTAACCGAATTAAGATATATTGATCCACGAAAAATTAAAAAAGTTCGTGAAGTCTCAAAGAAAAGAGATTCAAAAGGTAAAGGAATTGAAATTATAGAACAAACAGCAGAATGGTTTGTCTATAATGAAAAAGGAATATCATCAGCAAACTCAAATGCTGGTTTAAAAATTTCTACTGATTCGATTACTTATTGTACATCTGGCATTATTGACCAAACTAAAAACATGGTCATGGGGCATTTGCACAAAGCAATTAAACCTGTCAATCAATTAAGAATGATTGAAGATGCTGTTGTTATTTACAGAATAGTAAGAGCACCTGAAAGAAGAATATTCTATGTTGATGTAGGTAATTTACCTAAAGTAAAAGCAGAAGCTTATCTTAGAGATGTTATGGCAAGATATAGAAATAAACTTGTCTATGATGCTTCTACTGGTGAGATTAGAGATGACAGAAAACATATGTCAATGCTTGAAGATTTTTGGCTACCTCGTAGAGAAGGTGCAAAAGGCACCGAAGTTCAAACACTTGCAGGTGGACAAAATCTTGGTGAAATTTCTGATGTAGAATATTTTCAAAAGAAATTATATCAATCATTGAATGTGCCTATATCTAGAATGGATTCTCAAAACGGATTCAACATGGGTAGAGCTGCTGAAATCACTAGAGACGAATTAAAATTTACTAAGTTTGTTCAAAGATTAAGAAAAAGATTTACTCAAGTATTTAATGATATACTTAAAACACAATTAGTTTTAAAAGGTATTATTACAATTGAAGATTGGGTAAAGATCAAAGAACATATACAGTATGACTACTTAAAAGATGGATATTTTTCTGAACTAAAGAACGCAGAAATACTAAGAGAAAGATTAAGTCTTGCTAACGAAGTTAGTCCTTACATTGGTAAATACTATTCTGTTGAATATGTGAGAAAATATGTATTAAGACAAAGCGATGATGATATTATTGAAATAGATCATCAGATCGCAAACGAAATCAAACAAGGTATTATTGCTGCGCCAGAAGGACAAGAGATGGAAGATGACGATAATACTGATATAAATAGTAATGGAGAAGAATAATTATGTCAAATGAAAATGTAGTTAAGATGGTAGATTCACTTACAGACGGCGACAATGTTGCGGCTCAAGATGCATTTAAAAGTGCTTTATCTGATAAGATAGGACAAGCACTAGATGATAAAAGACAAACAGTTGCAAACGATTGGTTAAACAGCGCTCAAGAATTAGAAGCAGTAGCTGATGCTGCTGGTCTAGACAAATTAGGATTAGAGGCAGACACATCTGCTGAAGAGCCTGTTGAAATAGACAATGACGAGGAAGAAAATGAACAACCTATCGTTCCAGAAGTTTAAAAAAACTATCAATGAACGCAGGTTTGTTGAACCTGAAAAAGGAGATTTATCTCCGACAATGAAGGTTGCTGTGAACGACATTTATAATATGATTGATAATACACCCGATCCTCTTGAAAATAAGATTGAAGGTATTATTGAAACGATTGCAAAAAAACACAATATTAAAGTGTCTGCTATAGAAGATTACTTTGATAACGAATTAATAAATTAAGGAGATAAAAGATGGCTTTAGCTGCAAGAATAATAAAAGACACATCCATCCCAACCGGTGCTGGTAGTGCTGGTGGTCTGGTTACTGTGTTAGTAAACATGAGTGAAACTGGTACTGATGCCGACAATCTCATAGTAGATGCAAGTGGTTTAACAGGACACGCTAACGGTGCTAAATTAGACATTACAAGAGCATGGTGGGCACTATCTGATGGTGATGCTGATGATGCTACTGGTCATGTTATAATTGAATTTATAGCTGCTGGTGGTTCAAACGCTGATACTATAGCACTTAATCTTTCTGGTTCAGGATACTATGATGGTTCTGCTGGAAAAATTGCTAACAACGCAGTAAACACTAGTGCAACAGGTGGCGATATACAGTTAAGTGCTTTAAGTACTTCTGGATTCGTAATGTTAGAGTTAAGAAAAGACGGAACATTTACTGCCTAATTATTATGACAATTAAAAATACTTTGGTTGTAGATAACACTTCTAAATACATTGTTCAATCAAAAGGTGTTGGAAGTGAAACCGATCAAGTGATGGTTAATACTGAGAATCTTATAAGTGGTAATAATAAATCACTTGTAAGTTTAATTGAATGTTATTATTCAATAGAGGGTACTGGTACATTAACTTTAAGTGCCTCTAGTGAAACAAATAATTTGACTTTGACTGGTAAAGGTAAGTATGGATTACGACCCGAACAATTAAAGTTTGGTAACGATAAACAAATATTATTAACAACTGACTCAAATGTAACGAGTTATTTGTTAGTGAGTGAATTTAGGAGAAATAACTAATGGCAGATGTAGTAACAAGTCAAACAATAGTAGATACAGCCGGCACTAAGACCGTGATGAAGTTTACTAATATAAGTGATGGATCAGGTGAAACACTTGTAACTAAAATGGACGCAAGTGAATTGACTTTCATGACCGAAGACGCTAATAGAACTTTGGCAAAAATATATTGGGCAATTAATACTACGAATGGTAAATCTGGTGTTGAGATATCGTGGGCAGGAAGTGGTACAAGTTCCGCTGACGCAACGATAGGATTCTTTTCAGGAA